TCATAAATTTGAAATTGCGGGCAGTTACAGACGAAAAGCAGAGAATTCAGGAGACATTGATTTAATATGCACGTCTTACAACAATAATAAAACAGTTTTTGTTAAATTCATAGAAAAATTATTTTCAAAAAATATATTAATCGAAGCATTATCAAGTGGAGAAACAAAAAGCCTAACAATAGGAAAATTATTAAAAGAAGGATCTATTCCGCGCCGATTAGATTTCCTATATGCTCCACAAGAAGATTATGCTTTTACATTACTATATTTTACNGGNTCAAAAGATTTTAACACNGCCACAAGNCAACATGCCTTAAATCTAGATTTAACATTAAGCGAACATGGATTTTATAAAGTAATACACACAACAAAAGCAAAGCAGGAAAAAATTCTAAATTTATTATTCAAAACAGAAAAAGACATTTTTGATTTCTTATGTATGGAATATAAAGAACCACAAGACAGAATAGACGAGCATTCAGTAATTTTAACCTTACCTATTGAAGAAATAAAAAAACATATAGAAGAAAAAATTAAAGTAAAGCAAGAAGCACCAGCACCACAAGAAGTAAAACCAGCACATGCACCAGAAATACAAGATGTAAAACCAGCACCTGCACCAGCACCAGCACCAGCACCAGAAATACAAGAATTAAAACAAGCACCAGCACCAGCACCAGCACCAGCACCAGCACCAGCACCAGCACCAGCACCAGCCAAAAAAGAAACATTAAGAATTAAATTATCTAACTCAAAAGCCCAAACGCTTAAAAAGTATACAAAAAAAATCAAAGAAACAATCCTAGAAAATCTAAATAAATTTAAATCACAAGGTATAACAGCATTAGCAATATTATCATTAGAAGAATTAACAGCAATGCTACAAGAAGCAATCGATAATTACTATATTTCAGAACTTAAAGAAAGCACACTATTAACAGACAACGAATATGACATATTACGCGAATATATCTTAAAAAAAGACCCAACAAATGCCCTAGCAAACGACCAACAAACACAAATTAAAAATGATAACACAAAAGTAAAACTCCCATATGAAATGTGGTCAATGGATAAAATAAAACCCGATACAAACGCACTAACCAAATTCAAACACACATACAAAGGACCCTATGTAATATCTGTAAAGGTCGACGGAGTAAGTGCGCTATACAGCACCGAAACAGGTATTCCAAATTTATATAAAAAAGGCGACGGCAAATTCGGGTTTTTGATTAATCACTTACTTCCATATTTAAACTTGCCAACACAAAAGAATATAACATTAAGAGGCGAATTAATGATCAAAGAAGAAACTTTCAAACTCAAATATAAAGGCCAATTCAGCAATTCACGTAATTTCATAGCCGGACTAGTTAATCGCAAAAAACTAACACAAGTAGAAAAAGACATATTGCAAGATATAGATTTCGTAGGTTATGAAGTAATAATGCCCCAAAATCTAAAACCATCAGAACAATATAATAAATTAACAGAATTAAACGTAATAAGTGTTAAAAATATTCAAGCATTAAACTATGAGCAATTAACAAATGACTATTTATCCAATAAATTAATCGAATTTAGAACCACTTACACATATTCCATTGACGGCATAATTTGCATTGACGATAATTTACATGATCGTAAAAGCAAAAATCCCGAACACGCTTTTGCTTTTAAAATGGTATTAACAGACCAAGTAATAGAAGCGAAAGTATTAGATGTGCTTTGGTCAGTATCAAAAGATGGACTATTAAAACCACGGGTCCAATTTGAACCCGTTACAATTGGNGGCGTAACAATAACATACGCAACCGGTATTAANGCNCGATTTATTGTAGACAACAATATTGGATTAGGAGCATTAGTAAGTCTAACAAGAAGCGGAGATGTAATACCAAAAATTACATCNGTAATAGTNCCCGCACAAAAACCAATAATGCCCAGCACTGACGAATATGATTATGTATGGAATGNTACAAATGTAGATATTATACTGAAAAATATAAAATCCGATCCGCGAGTTAATGTAAAATCAATAGCAAAATTCTTTAAAGACTTAGAAGTCGAAGGACTAGGCGAGAAAAATATTGAAAAAATTATAAATAGCGGCGCAAATTCAATCATTAAAATAATTAATTTATCTACTGAAGACCTAATGAAGGTTGAAGGTTTCCAAAAAAAGATGGCTACAAAAATCAAAACATCTATCCAAAAACAACTAGATGAAGCAAGCATAGCAAAAATTGCAGCTGCATCCAATATATTTGGACGCGGTTTAGCTGAACGAACAATAAATGCAATTTTAAAAGCAGAGCCAAACATTTTAACGCCTGGCGCAACAGAGGAAGAAAAAATAAGCAAGCTTAATGCAGTTGAAGGTGTTGGAGAAAAAACAGCACTGCAATTTGTAAAAGCAATACCCGAATTTGTTGAATTTATAACATTAATTAAGCCCGATTATCAAACGCAACAAGCAACACAACCAATAATACAAGTAACAGAACCAACAACACAAGCCAAAGAAGCAGATCATGCTTTAAAAAATAAAATAATAGTATTTTCGGACTTTGATAAATCGTCAAAATATACAAAAAAAGAATTGGAAAAGAAACTGATTGAATTTGGACCAATTATTGAAACATCTGTCAAAAAAACCACAAATATTTTAATAATAGGCGACAGTTTAAGCAATTCAACAAAAGTGGAAAACGCCAAAAAAATCGGCACAATAGAAATAATAACATTAGATGATTTCTTAGAGAAATATGTAGATGTTGACAAAACTGTTGCAAAAACTGATGACAAAACAGTTAATAAAAAGATCAATATATATATATTGTCATTAGCAGAAGAAAAATATTATGTAGGAACAACAACTAATAAAAATTTTACATTACAATCTTATTTAAATAATAATAATGCATCATGGACACAAAAATATAAACCATTAAAAGTAATAAGATTTATAGAAGATAGTTATGATTATGAAGAAGACATAGTTACAATAAACTTAATGAAACTATATGGAATTGCTAATGTTCGTGGAGGATCATATAGTAACGTAAATTTAGATAAATCAACATTAGACACTATAAAACAAAAATTAAAATAAACACACCATAAAATTGACTTATTTTATAATTTATTTTTTATATTATTATTATTTAAAAACAACAATAATAATATAGCAAAATGGTTTGTATATATGTTCTCAAATTAGAGCAAGGAAAATATTATATTGGAAAAACAAACAATCCACAATTTAGATTAGAAAATCACNGCAATGGTAATGGTTCTGCATGGACACAAAAATATAAACCNCTAAAAGTAATTAAAATTTTACAAAATAAAGATGATTATGATGAAGACAAGTATACAATGCAATATATGGATAAATATGGAATTGCTAATGTTCGCGGAGGGTCATTTGTTAAAGTAAATTTAGATAAATCAACATCGGACTTTTTAACACATATGAGTAATAGTACAAATAATAAATGTTTTACTTGTGGAGAAGCAGGACATTTTGCAAATGAGTGCAGCCATTGCGAAACAAGTGAAGGGTTTAGTGATGAGGAATACGAGGAAGTTTGGGTATGTAATTATTGCGAAAAGGAATTTGATGAAGAAAGCAAATGCATGTACCATGAAAAAAAATGTGCTTCAAAACATAGCAATGACGTTAATAGTATGTCTTGTTATCGATGCGGTAGAAAAGGGCACTATTCTCCCTCTTGCTACGCAACAAAACATATTAAAGGCTATTACTTAAAATAAACAAAAACAAATAATTATTTATATATTATCAATATAACTACATGAAGCTTCTTCACCAGGATCAGGACCAGGATCAGGACCAGGATCAGGACCAGGATCAGGACCAGGATCAGGACCAGGACCATGAGCATTTTTAATTTTATTATAGTCGCTTAATGTAAATTTATTGCTTTTACTAGCATAACTATAATCATCAAATATAATAGTGCTTACACACAATCCTAATGTATAACTAATTGTAATAAGCTGATTGTTACAATACTCAATAAGCTGATTATATTCATTAAATAACTTAACTATTTTATGTATAAAAGACACAATTAAAGTAACGCTCAACCCCGAGGTAAATTTGAAATTCTCATTTAATTCATTAAATCTCTCAATACCTACAACACTTAATAATTCATATACATTCAACTTTTCAACATTCTTTTTTCGCTCATTATCATTCCTATAAATAGCATTTGCCAAATCTTCTTTTGACTTGCGATTTAAAATATATTGCACAGTTACTTGATCATGGTTCAATAACTGCCTGACTATTCGCCTACAATTCTCTAAATCTACATTTGTAATATGATTAACAACGCGATGAAGATTAGACAATTGTGTATTCAAAATCGCAAAAATAGAGGTTTCTGAAAGTTCGATTTTTAGCTGTTCCATCAAATCTTTATTACTTAAAGCACCATAAAGATCAAAATCAACATAATAGCGCGACGGCTTAATCTTCAAATTTTGAATAAAATTTCTAATTGTTACGTTTGAAATCAAAAGCCCAACAAATTCGTCCATATTAGCATTAACAACTGACGAGGCTTTTGTTAAATGAGCTTGAATAAATTTTAAATTATGTATAGATAACAAACCACCGCATAAAACATCACCCGGATTTCTAGGCGCAAGACCAGCATTATTATTTTGCATATATTGATAAAAGTGAGGATTATGAATAGCGCCATTACTAACAATTTTACCACTATTCCAACTAAATGCTACTTTACACTCTGTGCACCACATTTGGTCGCATCCCGAAATCTTAAAAATGCGTACTCCACATTTAGGGCAGCCTTTTGTTTCCTTTTTGATCAATTCGGCGCTTTTCAAATTATCTTCCTTACATATGTGATCAGTGTCTTCTTTGTTGTATCCAACGATTTCAAAGCAATCAGGACACACATATAATTTACATAATTGACACTTATATTGACTAGATAAATAACCTTTGCAATCTGCTCCAGGACAAGGCATAATAAATTTTTTGCGCTCTTCTTTATCGCTAGCTTCGCCGTTTTGAATACGAAAAATGCGCAAATTTTTTTCTCCAATTTTATTTCGCATAATATTAACCATTTTTCGCAGCTCATCATATTCTTTCATCATTAAACTAAGCTCCTTTGTTTCTTCTTCAACAAGTTTTGTCCTTTCGACCAAAACCATTAATTCGGGTGTTCTACTAATCTCTCGCTCAACCAGCAAATTTTTACGATGCTTTTTATATTCATTATCAATATAGCTTCTATTCAAATTCTCAACAAGAAACTTAGTTGTCCATTGATTTTTACAATTCATACAATGCGGGTCATTAGTTGTTCCAAGCAAATATTTTCTTACGCAAACCTTACATGTTTCATAAGCACAGCCTGCATATTCGCAAACAACTCTAGTATGAGTAGATTTGTTGTATTTTTCACAGCATACTTCGCATACAGTCGCTTTCACAGTCGCTGTCGCTGTCGCTTTCACAGTCGCTGTCGCTACTTCATTGCCCTTACTCTTGCTCATTTAAAATATATTAACTTAATAAATTACAATTATAAACATAAAAAAAAGAATTTCAATTTTATTCATTTATAAAACTATAAAGCCGAACTACTATAGCGCAACTCTTTATATTATCTTATATTCGTTTTATATTCAAATTTATAAATAGTAATGCTATTTTGTAATTTAGTCATGTTATTGCGGAGCAACGCCAATTCAGCATCACTATATAAATAAGGTCCCCCTACACGATGATAATAATAAAGACATTCTTGTATATGCTTATTTACAATATTAGTAATATGATATAACATAGTGTCATAATTAGTGTCACTTAGCGCCATATATTTTATATATAATTTGTATAAATGCGCAATATGTAAAATATGATCGTTAAATTGCGTTTTATTCATTGTTAAAACGCGCGATTTATAATCGCCCAAAAACGCATTTGCATTAGTCACAATAAACCCAGACCATATACTTTTGGGAGTTCCAAAAATCGAAACAAACCTTTTACAAAGAATTGCTTGTATGCTCTTATTTCTCCTAGCATTATAATAAGATTGTCTTACATAAAATAAGATCTTTTGCTGAATATCGCACGGCAATTTAGCAAGCAACTTAACGTATTTGCGCCCGCGATAGCCTTTATATGCTTTTTGTATAATTAAAGAATATGAAGAATAAGGATAAGCATGAATAGTACAACACAACGCTTTATTAAACACAAAACTAAACGCTTTTTGGCATCTGCGACCTTTCAGCGTTACAGCTTGGCATCTCTTGTTATAGCCTACCATAATTAGTTCTTTGCTTTGTCTTTAAGTCCTTTTTATAATGGTCTTATGCTTATTCTTATAATGCTACAAACAAAAAAAATCTTAGTATTCAATTTTTTTCATCAAATAATCTATACTCTAGTCAATTGCAGTTTTCTCTAATATAATTAATAACCCCTTTTCCCATTGTTCTATAAGTTCATCTACCTTTTTTGATTGTGTGGGATAATTTTGTAATGGATAAAATGGTGATAATATGTCATGTTTTTCTTTCAATAATAACTCTAATAAAATACCTTTATGAATTGGATTATTATATTGAAAATAGATCATAAAATAAAATTGTATTTCATTACTAAATCCAAAATTATATAGCATATTTTGGACTTTATCTAGTTCTGCTTGTTCTAATTTTTCATTACTTAATAATTTATTTATTATTATTTGCGTAGGTATATTTTGAGAGATTTCCACATAAACCTCTTTTACTTCAAATCCGTTTAATAGTTCGCTATATTCTTTTTTGGAAAACGCGTTTTTTGCATTATTTGCTAAACTATTAAATTCTGGTAATTTCGTTATGTCTTTACATTTATTAGCAAGTATTTGTATTTGATTATATTGAGTAGTTTTAACATAAATCTCTATAACATAACTAATTTTATCATCCTCAATAATAGTAAAATCTTCATAACAAGGATATCCTAATATTTTACCCATTTCTTTTGCCCCTATATTTTTGTTACCATTATAGTCAATTTTAGAAATGATTACACCTTGATATTTTTCATAATCACTAGTCAAAATAAAATTAGGAAAATATGTTGTAATTCCTTCTATAATAGATTTAGTTATTGGATCGCTATGTGTTCGCTCTTTATAATCGGCAGGTTGGACTAACATAGCAGGTCTTACATTTTCATTTACTAAAATACAATTCAAAATAATAGTAATAGGTAAAGTTTTTTCTTCATAATCTGACATGTTGTATAGTATACAACATATTTATTTATAATGCATTAAACTTATAAGAGTAACGACTTATAAGA